ACTGTTGGGACTCCGTCTTCACAATCATCCTTATAATTGTTCACTATCTTGACATTTCTCAAAACTGAATTAGCCATTTGTATCAAGCGGCACTGGGATGCTGTGTATTTTCTGTTCTCGTAATCTGGCACAACATCATCGGAAGTGCTTTCACAACGCTGCAAGTCTGCCTTGTTTTCCTTTACAAGTTTGCAAAAACGTTTCTTCAAGAAGTTGAGTATAGATCCTTGCAGAACAATATTGGTTGCCTCTTCAGTAACAATGACATTGTCAGACTTGAAGTCATTGTGCATGAAGTTCTTTCCCAAAAAGTTGGGAACTTTCTCAGTGTCATCAGGCAAAAACTCATGAAGCCAACTAAGAACAAAACAAACTTGAAGATATAAACCGATGATGTCAGATTGAGAAAGAGGTTGTCCTTGCTTACAATTTGTTGTCTTGCCTTGTTTTAAAACATCTTGAAGTGTGCATCCTTTCACAAACTTTTGGCGGTAGTGGATAACAGGTATGAACGATGAGGTATTCAAGTCCTTAGGACTGCGACTAGTTTGAGTGCTTTGTTGCTTTGTTCGTCTCGTTTTACACACTTGTGGTTCTTGTGGAAGGACAATAAAGTCTCCCACGTTGCAAGTGCTATCCTTTCGTAGTTTTGTTTTCAACGCAGCAACATTCTCCTTTATATGAGTGGCCTTGATTATAGTCATGTTTGGACCCTTGCTCACTTTGTATCCATATTCGGGCCTCTTGAGACCTTTATTTCCATCATATATTGCTTGACAATGGTAAAATTTCCCATTACCTCCTTCTCCTGCAACTATGCACGTGTTATCCATTTCTTCAGGGATATTACCACAATCAACCATTTTATTAAGTTGTTCATCATCTTCCGAAACATTGGCAGACATATTTTTTTTGCTGTTCACCAACAATGGCAGGAACGATGGACGAAACTTTGCAGGAAGAGACACACCCCTACTTGGTGGTGGTAATGAAAATGTTTGAGACATTGCACTTTAATGTAAAGTAATAAAAAGTTTTTGTGCTCTGACATATGCATCTTTGTGAATTTGGAATGTGCATGGCAATGTCAAATAAAGTCTGTACAGGATTTATTATAGGATTTAACATCAGATACACATCCAGATGTTTCCATCAGTTACAACAACACAAGATATGTTAATGAGACATTGCAGGGCATTTTTCCAAAGAATGACGCCCGTTGATCTCCAGGCACGCCAAGCAAAAAATGCACTTGAATATTTCCATGCTTACAAAAACGGCATTCAAGAATTTTCATACGAGGAAAGAGTCCGCCTGCACATGCTAACAGATCAAATTGATAGAATAAGCACACCACAATATGCCATATTTAACAGCATTCCGTGGAAATTTGCAAAAATAAAGGATACTATTGAGAATGGATTTCCTCATACTCAACATGATACTATCTTCCTCTCAAACACATTCTTTGAAATGCCAATGGCAAGCCAAAGGAAAACGCTCATTCATGAAAAGGTTCATGTCTTTCAAAGGAGATATCCTTCTATAACGAATATTCTTATTGTCCATTACTGGAAATACAATGTCATCGGAATACTCAACTCACTTAATGATCTTGGCTTTCAACTGAGGAATAATCCTGATGTGAATAATCTGCTGTACTCAAGAGGCGGACACATCACCGCTATTGTATATTCTTCCAAGTCACCACAAACCATTTCCGATGCAAAGAGAGTAACAATGTCTGCTCCCATTGAACGAAAACCAAGTCATCACCACACAGGATATGATGCATATGAGCATCCTTACGAGAAAATGGCATACACAATAGCAAACCTATTGATGATGCCAAAATATAAAAATGATTTAGACACCGATATGTCTAATACATTGAAGTGGATGGATCTGTTTTTTTAAGTTTATGCAGCCACAGCCTTCACAAAGTGGTGCTTCATCTTGGACTGCAGGTTGAAGTAGGTAAGGTCGCCTTCGCCTGTCTTCATGCCAAGGATCTTGGCAAGCTTCACATCAGGATGAATGCGACGCTTGTCCTTCTCGTCTTGCAGAGAGTTGCTCTTGATATAGTTGTTGAGGCGGCGGGTCACATCAGTGCGAGCAAGTTCGGTGCCCTTGGTCACACCAAGGAAGTCACATAGCTCATCAGACAGCTTAGTGGGCTTGGCAAAGCCGCTGGGGGTCTTCTTTACACCAGAGGCGTCCTTCACCTTCTTGGTCCTCTTGGAACTGCTCTTCACCATCTTCACAAGTTCCTTTTGGACAGTCTTCAGTTGTGCTTGCAGATCCTTTAGGGCATTGGTAATGTCCACCACCTTCTGGGTCAGGGAGTCGAAACGCTCACTCACAACAACATCGTTGTTCACGGGCTTCTCAACAGTCTCGGGAGTCTCAGGAGTGGTGGGGGCAACTGGCTCCACAACAACGGGGGCAGTCTCGGGAGCGACGGGAGCAGACTTAGAGAGGGTCTTCTTGGTTTGTGCCATGTAGATGGTTTTGTAATATGCGATGTGCATATTCCCTTAAGTAAGTTTACCTTTCACCAATCTAATTTGGTCATTCTCACACTACTTAAGAGCAGGGACTTTGTCCTCGCCCTCTTTATCTCCCTCCAATGATCCTTTTTTGCAACTACTGACCTTAGAAAAGATAAATATGCTTCTTGCTTTGCGACTGTATTAACTGCAATGCCTTGCACTTTCACGAGGTCCAAAAAATGAGGAAACACCATAAACAGCATGCATTTGCATATATAGTAGGAGAAACAATGTGTATCCTCCTTCAAATGTCCATACTTGTAAATCTTCCCCGCTTGTTGTATGTAGAACTTTGTCTCCTTTGTCGTGAGACGAGAAACATCAGCAATAAATGCCTTTTGGGAGTACCCACCTTTGCGATATGCCTCCTCATTTTTGAAAAGCACATTTGCTATTATATGACCATAACATGCCAATGTGTCTACATAGGATTCATACAGTGCAAGAGGATTATTCTTGTTTTTGCACGGTTTCTTCACCTCAATCCCGTAAGTGTCAATAAAATAGGTGTCATGAGAAGGATCATACATCTTGAAATCCAAGCAATAGTAGTGAATCAACTCGTGAAGCAACACTTTTTGAATCTCCTCTTTGCGGTATATTGTAATCAATTCCTCATCTCGTTCAAAAACAGTGAACCCACTATTCACATTGTCCTCTGTAATTAACATATCCTCGTGCCTTGGCAAGACTTTCTTAAGACTTGTCAAATAAATGTTGAGTTGAATGGTTGGTTTATGAACAATTTTGTTCAAGACTACAATGTAGAAGTTCAATAGTTTTATAATGTCCTTGAATGCAAATTGTTTGTTAATTGCCCAAAAACAGACAGAAACCCTCGTGTTATCTACAATATAGTCACATTCGTATTTGTAATGCAATTTCTTTGCAACATAGCCAAGAATCTTCTTGCTCATATATTTTCCCCCTCTTATAACCACGTCATCGTTTCCAGTTTTTGTGTATATCTCGCTTAGAGGCTTGACACCAAAATCTTTGAACGCATCCCAAAAAAGCGACTGAACACAATCCATTAACATAAGTTCCCATATTTTTAGCGGAATTCTGACAACATAAAGCTTATTGAATGCTTGTTGAAATGCTTGTTGAATGCTTGTTGAAAAACTGATATAGAGTGCGGATACTCTAATATATCATACATGCAATGGTGGATATTGCCCTCATCTGGAAAGAATTTTGTCAGCAGTTTGATAATAAATATTTCCCTCTACTTGCAAACAAACATATCCACAATATTGCAAAGTTAGGGATAGATGAGTTTCTATCCATGCCCAATATCCTGTTTTATGGAAATAGGGTATCGTTAATCTCCCTGTTTGTGGATGCCATACTGGCAAGGGTGTTAGAATGGAATCAGTTGCCTTCTCGCCCATCTAAGAAGGTAGGTGTATTTGAATACTCAACGGGGAACGGGAAGCAGTTATCGGAATACCTTTATACCGACTACCACATTGAAATTGACTTTCAAAGATTGGGGGCTGGAGAAAAAGATTTCATCACCAGTTTCATATCTGGCAACATTGCTTGCACCAAGAATGTGTTGCACAACAAGCACATAGTAGTTCTTCACAATGTGGATTGCATGACGCAGCAAACTGCTTACGCATTGCGAATGACTGTTGAAAGATACACATCAAATGTATTCTTCATTTTGACATGTGGAAAAATAGGAGGACTTGAAAAGGCTATTGCAAGTAGATGTGCAATGATACGATGCAACATACCTTCTGATGCATTCGAAAATACCTTGGAACGTGTCATAGATGACTTTGAGTTGGAAATCAAGGATAAGTTTGTAGTTGAAGATCCCGATTTCGTGAAGGTATTGTTTCAATTATGTTCACCCACTGAAAGTGTGCATCACGTGAAAAAACAAGTATTTGCGTTCTTGGACAGATTGTTGAAAATGGGCACTGGTCAATTAGTGAAAGTTGTAGCCGAAATCAGGGAGATGTCCTATAAACTGCTGCACTTTGGTGTGCCATTGGCGGGCATCATGAAATATGTTGTTGATTATTTCATTGCCAACAAAAAATATGCAAAGTATGTGACTGATGTTGCTACTCTATCTGCATCTTTGGAGCACAAAAGCATACGAATAACAAAGCCAAACCTAGTGTTAGAAGAGTACTTTCTATCAGTGTATCATGTGATAAAGTAGTGCTTACATGTTTCAATTGGTCGCCTTTTTCTTGCCACCGACTACATTCTCAACCCACATATTCTCTCGCTCAAATGTCTGGGTCTTTTGGTACAATTTCATATTGCCATCACGAATGTCCTTACGCCTACATAATACATTTTCTTCGTACACTTGATTGAGACCCATTGTCACCCTATATATCTTTTCATAATGGTCTTCAACATATCTCCCATTCCGGAGTGTCTTTTTAATTGATAGTGTTAAAGGGATGTGGCGTTCTATACCGCTATTTACTTCAAGTTCAACATTCTCGACTTCAGGGTATTTGGTGTGGTAAAGTTGTTTGACAACATTGAAAAGCCAGTGCTCATGTCCGTCATCTTGGCGGTTTTGAAAAAAGCGGTTGTCAAATGAAGGAATCCTCTGATTGTCATTACTATTCAAGACTTCTGGGAAATGCATACCAAACTTCCTAAAAATAGCATCGTATATGAGTCGCTCTATGTAGCACTTTTCTACATTCCTTATCGGTCCATCGTTCGCACCACAACACAAATTTCTATGGTATAGTGGTCTTGGTACTCTGTTTATAGGATAATCTATCTCATTTTGAAAGAATGTTATACCTTTGATGAATTCATTAAATAACTTTGTGTTTGCGGAAGTTGTATCAATCAGATTGCTCAAAAATATGGCACGGAATCTTGGTAAGAAATCTATACCACTGAAATGTTGTTGTCGAAAAAGATTGTATAAACTCTGTATTCTGCTATCGTATATCACAAGAAAACCTTGAAATACAACATCATTATCTTGCATACTTCGTTCAAAAGTATTAAATGCGTTTCGCAATGTCACTCTATTTTTTCTGTTATTGAGTGGAAGTGTGTGGTATTCCCTATCATATATCTGTGCTGCCGTGTCAAAACTATGGTAGGCATTAACAACATCCTCAAACATTTGTGCAATGGTTTTGTGAGCCATTTATTCTTTGTTTCCTTGTTTGGTATGTATATACAAAACATATAAGAATTGAACACTCATATACGAGAGACAATGTCGGGTAACATGTCATCATCTGTGTATGAGGAATATGAATGCTATGTGAGAAAACACATAGACCTATATGGTTCCAAAACGGTGGTGCTGTTTGAATTGGGTTCGTTTTATGAAGTGTATTCTATCAATGACGGGTTAGTGGACATAAAAGCAATAAGTGAAGTATTGAACATTCAAGTAACAAGGAAAAACAAAAGCATACTAGAAGTGAGCCGGAAAAATGCTTGTATGTGCGGTTTTCCTTCCCACTGTTTGCAAAAGTATGTTGGGCTATTGGTAGGAGCACAATACACTGTTGTCGTTGTTAGCCAAATAACACCACCCCCACGACCACAACGGAAAGTAACAAATATTATTAGTCCTGGAACATGTCTTGAAGTTGACAGGGGGTTCAACAATTCTTTTGTTATGAGTGTATTTGTTGATGAAGAGGTAGATATGAGATCGTGTAAGGAGGTTATGACAATTGGTGTTGCTTTGTTGGACATATCTACGGGAACGTCTTCCTGTTACGAAGTTTATAGCAAACCTAATGACAAGTATTACGCTATGGATGAACTTTACAGGATCATCTTAGCAAACAAACCAAAAGAGATAAATGTAATTGGACAATTGCGGACAATGTCTAGTGAAGAGTTTATAGAATACATGGATACAGGAGGTGGTGGTGCAATTGTGCACAATGGTATCAACTTACAAGGCTTCTGCGATAGTCACGTGAACGACATAAACTATCAAAATCAATTCCTACGCAAACTGTTCCCAAAGCACGGGCTATTGTCAGTTGTAGAATTCTTGGATTTGGAATTAACCCACTATGCAAGGGCTGCGTTTGTGCACGTTGTCACCTTTGCGTACAATCACAACGAGGAGATTGTTCAGAAATTGTCAAAGCCTGTTATCCTTACTGCCAGCGAACATTTAATTTTATCCTATAATACAGCAAGACAACTCAATATCATTGAAACAGAAACTTGCCAGATTTCCTTGCTAGGTCTATTGAATACATGTAAAACAGCAATTGGAAAACGCCAATTTACTGAGAGAGTCTTAAATCCATACTGCAAAGTAGAGCATCTTCAATGGTCTTACGAAACGATTGAGAAGTTGATGACCCGAGATGCTAGGAGCAGTGGCCATGAATCCTTGGAACTGGCAATGGCAATAGGAAAGCATTTAGAGAATGTGTATGATTTGGAAAGGAAGTTTAGGAGGATAAACATGGGCATTCTCCATCCATGTGACTTGCCTATGGTTGAAAGTTCGTTGAAGAGTGTCGTGTATGCTATGGAATGTTTTCAAGTGGCAAGCAGTGATGGTAATGGGGATGTTGATGCGAAAGGAACGATTGAGGTAGTCAACAAGATGCTAACGAGTTTTACAGATATTTTCTCCTTCGAAAAATGTGCAAAATATAGAATTGAATCTATTGAAGGCAGTGTGTTTGTGTGTGGGATGCATCATGATGTAGATGCAAAGGAAGGCAACCTTGTAAAGCGGTTGGGTTTCTTTGAAGAACTCGCAAATACTCTTAATGGTCTCGTTGTTGGAAAAGAGAAACATTTCAAGGTAGATAGCAATGAACGAGATGGGTTCTTCCTAGGCATTACATCTAAGCGTTTTCAATCCTTCAAGAAACAATATGCAAAGGAATATCTTGTTGTTGGTGAGTGGTCCATAAAGGTCAGCGAACTAGAAAGCAAACCGTTGTCGTCGGCCAGTGCAAGTGTCAGACTCCACCATCCAATCTTTAAGACTCTCAATGAAGAGATAGTCACATTGATAGATTGGCTGAGAGTAGAGGTTGGGAAACTTTACAAAAAAACATTGTTGGATTTATCAGCCCAATACGAAAAAGATTTTGAGAGGGTAGTAAATGCCATTGGCACTGTAGATTATGTTGCAGCAAATGCCAGAAACGCCATGGCATTCAAGTATTGCAGACCAACACTTTGTGATGCTAATGGAACGGGAAAGTCTTATTTGGATGCAAAAGGACTTCGACATCCTATTATTGAACGCATACAGTCTCACTTGCATTACGAACCAAATGATATTGTATTGGGTCGTCAAAACAATCAAGACGGCATGTTGCTGTACGGTATAAATGCGGTTGGAAAGTCCAGCCTGATGAAGAGTGTTGGGCTTTCTCTGGTTATGGCTTCTGCTGGAATGTATGTTCCCTGCAAAGAGTTTTCATTTTTCCCTTACAAGCACTTGTTCACAAGAATACCATCAGGAGACAACATTGGGAAAGGGCAATCCACTTTCACTAGCGAGATTAGCGAACTGCGAAACATCATGAAAAGGGCAGATGCAGATAGTCTTGTATTAGGAGATGAACTGTGTTCTGGGACTGAAACAACCTCGGCTATGGCAATAATATGTGCAGGCATTGTTCAACTCAGTGAGAGAAAATCGAGTTTTATTTTCGCATCCCATCTCCATGATATAGTAAATGTTCCCCATGTTAAGAGAATTACAAATCTGGGAGTGTATCATTTGAGCGTTCACTATGATGAGAAGAACAATAAACTAATATACGACAGGAAATTGAAAAAGGGCCAAGGGAGCACATTGTATGGTTTGGAAGTGCTAAGGAGCCTTGATATGGACAGATCATTTTTAGATATAGCAAATGAAGTGAGGAAGGGATTGTTAACACTATGCGATATTGTGTCTGAAAAAAGAAGCCGATACAACAGGAGAATGTTCTTAGAGAATTGCAAATTGTGTGGCAAGCCACAAGAAGAGGTACATCACATCAAAGAGCAGTATCTGGCAGATTCTACCGGTTTCATTGGACATATACACAAAAATGCACTACATAACTTGGTCAATGTTTGTGAAGAATGCCATGATAAGATACATCGTGGTGAGATAGTCGTGAAGGGTTATTTCCAAACATCAAATGGTCATGAACTATGTTACGATCTCTTGGATGTGGATAAGGCATGATGCAAAACCATATAAAAAATTTATGTTTAACATTAGTAAGTTTAATTTAGTGTAGTTTTATGGACGGCAACAGCAACGACAACTACGACAACTACAACGATGACAATCCGTGGATTTGCTGTGATAACTGCGATACAATGGTACGATTCAATGATTATAACCAACACATGGAAGAATGCTTAAATCAAGCACGGTTTGGATTTATGTTCCAGCCACTTCTGGCTCAGCCACATAATGTAGCGGATGGAGTTCAAATGGCCCGTGAAAGAATTGAACGGATGTTGGGAATCTTACAGGGCGGTTCAAACTCTCTTCCCATTTCCACACCAAGCCCCTCAACAAACGCTGAGGCAGTAGGTTATCAAGATCAATACGCTGATGGGCATCCGGCGGGGCACTCGGATCAGCAGGCCGAGTCACAGGTGTCCCCTCAACCGGCCAACTTTGATCAGATGGTGAGTGGCTTACTAAACAATGTTTTCGAGCCATTCGTATCTGGACATGGGCTCTTCCCACCTCCAATGCCAGGCTTGTCGCAATCCTCAAGCAGCGAGTCGCTCCCACCACTTATACCAGATGATGATACGCTCATGCAGTCTGTTCAACCCCAAAACACTAACATGGGACCTATCTTAAGCAATCTATTTAGTTTTGTGGACCAAGCCGTTGATGGTATGTTTCACCAGGTACCAACAACAAGCAATAACAATGATGAAGTTGTTAACGGTGCTACGCAAGGGGTTACGCAAGGGGTTACGCAAGGTGTTCAAGGTGAAGAAACAACCACCGAACCAATGGATGGGTATCAGTTTATCCCTTTTTATAGTTCTTCTGTTGCTTTTGAAGTGTCCAGAGATATGTTAAATGGTACAAGTGCACATTACGATGATATTCCATTAAGAGATGTGCAAGATGGTGGTGTTCCATACGAACCTTTGGATATTGGTAGAGAAGAGAGAGAGGGTGCTGCCAACATTCAGAGTGAAAGGTTAGGGAGTGCCATAGAGGAGGAAGAACATGATACAACATCAGTGTCAAATGAAAATATCCCCTTACCAAACGGTAATAACACAACAAGTTTTCTCAGAAGAAGGTTGTTTACTCCCCGTCAATCAACTATCCCATCTACTATGGGTCTCTATGTTGAAAACCAGCAACAACAGCGACGACAAAGAAGGTTAGTAGTGCCGCCTCTGCAAATCCCTTCACCACAAGGTAATGGTCTCTCTTTACAAGCATTGGTGAGATATCCAGGCCAATACCAACCCTTGGATGATTATGAACTCAACTTAATGCTTGCAAATATAGTAGGAAAAGTAGAAAGAGGCATTGGTGACATCGACAAAGTTTCTCGTGTGCTCGACGATACAGAGGTGTCTCAACACAGCGAAGATATTTGCACAATTTGCCGTGAAAATCTAAAAGAACAATATGATGCTGGCAATTCTATTCGCAAGACCTTGTGTAATCATGTCTATTGTCATGGCTGTATTTCTCCATGGTTGGAAAAACATCTTACATGTCCCCTATGCTCAGTGGATTTAGAGGATTTTAGTGCTCAAAATGCTCAAGTTGCTCAAAATGCTCAAGTTGCTCAAGTTGCATCAGCATCAAATCTGTGAAGGGGACCGGACCATCAAGATATATGAAAGCACTTTTTATCTGTCGTAGTCTTGTGGCGTGGTCGTGTAATAGTTGCATTACAAACAAAATATTCTTTCCTTTTATCCTTTATGTTCTTTCCTCAGTGGTGCTAATGGTAACAAACTTAGCATTCACGACCAACAAATAGAGGCTCGCATGCTTTGCTCACATGTATTATCGTTTTACTCCATGGCAACTTGTATAGCAACTTGTATGGCAACTTGTGTGGCAACTTGTGTGCACTAACTAGTATTAGATTGTCATGACAGCAAATGCAATGTGTTGCCAATACTTGCAATACTTTGTTAACACCACATACGACAGTTCACATACAAGAGCCCAAATCCAATAGCATGAGCATTCCTTTTTTGGTTTTAACCTAAAAATTGAAATGTTGATAATCATTTAAGAGCAACCAGTATCAATAGATATCAATTGAGCCATGACAACCACAACCACAAACTCAAAGGAATTGCTTTCGTCTACGCAACCTTTTGTTGAGGGGACATGGGACGTGATTGATGCTTATTTCCGAGACCATGGGCTTGTCAAGCATCAAATAGATTCTTTCAATGACTTCATTCTACGCAAGTTGGATGAAATCATTGAAGGCTTCAATCCTATTGAAATACATCATCAATACCTCCCACAATATGATCTTTTCAAATACATGCTGAAGATTGTTGTATCAAATCCTGTTCTTTCACGCCCCACAATTAATGAAAAAGATGGAAGCACGAAGATGATGACTCCTAATGATGCAAGGCTTCGCAACTTTACCTACGCTGCTGCTCTCAATGTGGACATTGAAATTCATGCAATGACTTTTGATGAAGAGAAAGGGGAATATGTGAGTGATGTCAAGAAGTTGAACAACATCAGTCTTGGGAAACTTCCAATCATGGTCAAGTCCCGATATTGTGTATCCTCTAGTAATGTGGACACAAGTGGCATCAATGAATGCAGACACGACCCAGGAGGTTACTTCATCATCAATGGAAATGAAAAGGTTGTTGTTTCCCAAGACCGCATTTGTGAGAACAAGACCTATGTATTCACAAATGCTAAAGCAACAGCCTTCTCTCATGTTGCTGAAATCCGCTCAGTGGCTGAAAACAGATTTGGTGTTCCCAAGACAACATCTCTTAAACTGAGTGCAAAGAGCAATCAGTTTGGACGCTATATTAGAGTCAATATCCACCACATCAAGCATGACATCCCAATATTTATCCTGTTCAGGGCTCTCGGCATTGAGAGTGATAGAGAGATTTTGAACTATATTGTATACAATGTGGATGATCCTATGAACGAGCCAATCATCAAGGAGTTGGTAGGCAGCATTGATGAAGGCAGTGATATTGTATGTGCCCGTGATGCTCTTGAATACCTGAGCAAGTATCTGCAAATCAATGGATACCCAAAAGAAATGCTCACCATCAAACACCACAGGCTTAACATCTTGAGGACAATCTTGGAAAAGGAATTCTTGCCTCATGTGGGTCCAGACCCAAGGAGGAAAGCATTGTATCTCGGGTACATGGTCAACAAACTCATCCATTGCTACCTTGGTTTGTGGGAAATGGATGATAGGGACAGTTATATTAATAAGAGGATTGATACGCCAGGTGTGTTGATGGCAAACTTGTTTAGGCAATATTATGGAAAGGTTATCAAAGACATGAAGAACATGATTGCTAAGGAGATCAACACAGGCTCATGGAAAGCAACGGGCAAGTTTAGTAACATTATCAACAAGGTGAACATTTACAAAATAATAAAAAGCACTGTGGTGGAGAGCGGCATGAAGTATGCATTGGCAACAGGCAACTGGGGCATAAAGAGCAACAAGAACAAGCAAGGAGTTGCCCAAGTGCTGAACAGGCTCACCTTCAACGCTACTCTATCTCATTTGAGAAGGTGCAATACTCCTATCGAGAAAACGGGCAAGTTGATCCAACCCCGCAAATTGCACAGCACGCAATATGGATTTATTTGCCCTGCAGAGTGTTTTGATCCAGATACTCCTATCCTGCAGTGGAACGGAACTATCAAAAACGCAAAGGATGTTATTGTTGGTGATTATCTGATTGATGACAGTGGTAATCCGGTCAAGGTCAGGAGCACCTGTTCCGGATTCAAGACCATGTACGAGATTGTCCCGGATAAGAAGAACTTCATGAGCCATACAGTCACAGACAACCATATTCTGACATTAAAAGCAAGGAACCATACAAGAAATCCTAATACATCGAATACAAAATATACATTCACATGGTTTGACAAAGATGTTCTAAAATACAAGTCGACATCTTTTGACAACAAAGAGGACTTGGAACGATTCAAAGCCAAGGTTGATGATGTGATTGACATTACAATTGACAAATACCTGTCACTCCCCAAGCATGTTCAGGAAAACCTATACCTGTTCAAATCAAATGGCATCAACTGGGAACACAAAGATGTTGCTCTAGACCCATATATATTGGGCATGTGGCTAGGAGATGGATCATCATCAGGATTAGAATTTGCAACAGCAGACAAAGAGCTACTGGACAAATGGATTGAATGGGGCAGATACAATGATGCTACGATCAAACATGGTCACAGGTATAACTATTCTGTCAGTTCTACAAGCAACAACACACAACCAGGAATGAGTTGTGATAAGACTGAACGAGCCCCGCTGAAGAGGTTGCTGGAGAAATATGATTTGGTCAACAACAAACATATCCCCCTGGACTATCTGGTTAATGATCGCAAAACAAGATTGTCAGTGTTGGCAGGATTGGTGGATACAGATGGTCATGTGAGAGCAAATGGACATGAAATCAGAATTTGTCAAGAGGAGAGGAACTACAAAATTATCGAGGATGCCGTGTTCTTGGCGAGAAGTCTGGGATTTTCATGTCATGTCAATGAAGGTAAACGTACTTATACTGTACATGGTGAAAAGAGACAAAAGCCTTACAAGGAACTAACGATTACAGGGGCAAACCTGTATGAGATTCCAACAGTTCTTCCAAGAAAGAAGTTGAACAAGTTTAATAACCCCACATCAATAAAGAAGTGTTCCACCTATCTACAAAGTTCCTTTGAACTCGTCAAAAAGGATGTTCAACCTTTCGTTGGATGGCAAGTAGAAGGCAATGGAAGATTCCTTCTTGGGGATATGACTACCGTTCATAATACTCCTGAGGGGTCGAGTGTCGGGCTGGTAAAAAACCTGTCAATGATGGCAAACATCACCATCAGCAGCAACAGCATAAATGTGAAAGAAATCTTGAAGGAAAGTGGAGTCGAGATGTTTGATGGTGCCAACGCCCGTATGTTCCACAAAGAGACAAAGGTGATTGTAAATGGAGACATCATGGGAATTTGTGAGGATGCAGGTGCGTTGTATGAGAAATTCAAGAAACTGAAGCGTTCAGGTGCTATCAATGTCTATACGGGTATCACTTGGAATGTTATCAAGAATGAGATAAACATCAACACGGAGGGCGGAAGGTGCATTAGACCGTTGTTTGTGGTGGAGGAGGAGAGGCTAAATTTGACACCAGATTACATTGCAAAGTTGAAGAGCGGAGTGAAGAATTGGAAGACAATGGTGCTCGATGGCATCATTGAATATTTGGATGTAGAAGAAACCAACTATGGGATGATCGCTATGAAGCACAAAGACTTGAGCAGAGGGACAAAGGGTATTAATATGCAACCAGATTACACCCACATGGAGATTCATCCCTCGTTGATTTTGGGAGTGCTCGCTGGAAGCATTCCCTTTAGCAACCACAATCAGGCACCGAGGAATTGTTATCAGAGTTCTATGGGCAAGCAGGCTATAGGAGTATATGCCACAAACTTTAGACATCGCTTTGACACCATGGCTCATGTGCTCAATTACCCTCAAAAGCCAATTGTGGAGACGAGGATCAGCAAGTTGGTCAATACGGATGAGATGCCCTGTGGGCTCAATGTGATTGTGGCAATTGCCACTTATACGGGGTTCAATCAAGAAGATAGCATCATTATGAACAAGTCTGCAGTGGATAGGGGCATGTTCTCAAGCACCTACTACAAGACTTTTAAGGAGCAAAACAACAAGAACCATAGTAATGGCGAGGAAGAGTTCTTCACAAATCCTTCTACATTGCAGACTAAGAATGCCAAGCCATTCAATTATGACAAGTTAAATGCAGATGGGTTTGTGCCTGAGGACACTTATGTGGAGGCTGGTGATATCATCATTGGCAAGTGCATGCCACAAAAAACAGAATCAATCATTGGTTACAAGGACACAAGCGTGTCCCTGAAGAACAATGAGCGTGGGTTTGTGGATCGTAATTGCTATGGAGATAAGTATTTCACCAATGTGAATGGTGATGGATACACATTCACCAAGGTGAGGACGAGGAACACGAGGGTGCCTACGATTGGGGATAAGTTCTCATGCTACAGTCCCGACCATGATGTATTGACTACGGAGGGTTGGGTGCCATTTGACAAGTTGGAGATGAGGCACAAGGTCGCAACACTCGTTGGAGACAAGTTGGTGTATCAGATGCCAACTGAGGTGCAACAATTCGACTTTGATGGTAATATGTACCACGTGAAGTCAAATCAAGTGGACTTGTTTGTGACTCCCAATCACAGGATGTATGTGAGTGCAAGGTGGAACAAAGAGCAGTACAGAATGGAAAATGCAGAGGACATAGTAAACAAGAGGAGGCTATATTTGAAGAATGTGAAAGAGTGGACACCACCTGCAAATAGTCCATTCTTGTTGAATGACAATGATGGTAAGAAAATGTTCAAATTGGGAGATAAGCAACTTGATATCAATGCATGGCTTATATTCTTTGGCATTTGGATTGCAGAGGGTTCATGTTGCAACTCGTCCTATGTATGTATTGCAGCACACAAACCACGTGTCAAGCAAGCAATTCTTGAGGCAAACCAGAAACTCGGATTTTGTATCATGCAAAAGCGAGAACGCATTGGAGACACAGAGTTGAACAGTTGGACAATAAATGATAAAGATCTAACCCAATATCTTTCACCATTAAGTGTGGGTTCTGTGAACAAAAAACTACCAGAGTGGGTTTGGGAACTATCCATGGGAGAAAGCAAGACACTGATTGATGGAATGATGCTTGGCGATGGTCATTGGATGACAAATGGAACACGGAGGTACGATACATCCTCTGTGTCTTTGAGAAATGACTTCCAAAGGCTATGCCTTCATGCTGGGTATTCTGCAAATGCCTATCTCAAATATGAGGCAGGCAGAGAAGCCATCAAGAGAGATGGGTATGTTGTCAAGAGTACTGTTGATGCATGGCGTTTGACCATCAACCACTGCCAAAATTCACCTTTGGTGAATAAATCAAGGCCCATGGACAGTTGGGTCCCTTACAAAGGGAAGGTGTATTGTTGCACTGTGCCTGAAGGTGAGGGTGTGCTGTATGTGAGGAGGAATGGCATCCCAGTTTGGAGTGGAAATAGTCGCCACGGTCGATATTGGCTGTAGTAAGGGTCTAAAAGCCCTTGCTAGTTGATGTCTTGTTGACAGACAACAACATCAGCAACACACCTTGATGCGGGAAACCTCAAGACAACCACTGACTACCACTTGCTGCTCGAAAGGGCAGTCAAGGAACCCGGGTAATGACCGGCTCCAATGGTAAAAACGTCAATGGCAAGGTAATCCGCAGATGCAGTGCCTAAAGTCGCTACTTGGTGAGGTAGCACCATGGCACCATCTCAGAGACTGAACGGGTGTGGGGGCATTTGCAAATGCCCTTAAGATACAGTCCGGCTTGCTTAGCAAGACCAACCGCAAAAAGGAACCGTAGGAATCCTCTATCGCCAAGAGGACATGCCTTTTACCAAAGATGGCATTGTCCCCGACATCATTATGAACCCTCATGCAGTTCCTTCCCGTATGACTATTGCCCAATTGATGGAGTGTCTGTTGGGAAAGGCTTGTGCCAGTATTGGAACTTATGGAGATGCCACACCATTCTCAGAACTCACTGTGGATGAAATTGCACAAGTGTTGCAAGACAAGGCAGGGCTTGAGAGGTATGGCAATGAGATTTTGTATAATAGCAGGACGGGTGAACAAATACACACAGAGATTTTCATGGGTCCTACATTCTACCAGAGGCTCAAGCACATGACTGATGACAAATCTCATTGCTTAACAGACGACCATGAAGTTCTCACTGAAAGAGGCTGGATTGGTATTGCAGATGTCACGATAGATGATAAAGTTGCTACTTTGAAGAATGGTGAGACATTTTATGATAATCCACTTGAAGTTCTTCAATTCCCAAACTACAAAGGACGAATGTATCATGTTGCAAACTCATCCATCGACTTGAATGTGACAGCAAATCATCGTATGTGGGTATCTAGGATGGTAAACAACAAGTGGCTTCCCCATCACCTTGTCAAAGCAGAGGAACTCTACGGAAAACATGTGAGGTATCAAAAGAATGCCAATTGGTCAAAGGGGACATATCACTTTGAGTTCCCAGATGGGAAAAGTGTTGATATGGATGCGTGGTTAACATTATTTGGTATATGGATGGCAGAGGGGTCGGTAGATACAAGCAATCGTGTTGCAGTGTCCATTCATACACAGCGTGTGAAAGATGTGATATTTGAATCTGTACAGCAATTAGGGTTGCAATGCTATACATCAAAAGATGATAAGATTATAATTCATGATCAGCAGTTGTATGCTTACCTAAAGCCTCTCAGTGTGGGTGCTACGAAAACATCACTACCATCATGGGTATGGGAATTGAGTATGGAGCAATCACAAAAACTTGTATATTCAATGTGTTTGGGCGATGGGACATTTATCAAGAGAAATACGGATTGCTGGCTCTATCATACAAGTTCCAATAGGCTTGCAGATGATTTTATGCGGCTGTGCCTTCATTGTGGCTGGTCATCATCAATGACTTTACATGTTCCCAAGGGCACTAAGACAATCTTCCATGAGAAGCAAGGTGACAGAGAAGTCATCAATCAACATGATATCTGGAGGATTCGTGTCATCAAGAGCAACAATATGCCATCCGTCAATCATGAACATCACAAGGCTCACAACGTGCAAGTAGAGGAAATCTATGATTATACGGGACCAGTGTATTGTCTCAGAGTCCCATCGGAAGTGTTCTATGTGAGGAGGAATGGGAAATGTTGTTGGACAGGGAATTCGAGGGCTGCTGCTGGACCCATCATCTTGCTGACACGACAGCCCGCAGAAGGAAGGGCAAGAGATGGTGGTTTGAGGATTGGTGAGATGGAGACCGAGTGCAATATCGCTCACGGCATCAGTTCATTCTTCAAAGAGAGGTTCATGGAGTGCTCGGACAATTACAGAGTGTATATTTGCAAAAAGTGTGGGCTTATGGCAAACTGCAATCCTGAAAAGGGGATTTATTCGTGCAAGCCATGCAGGAACAATGTGCATTTTGCCGAAATCAGGATTCCGTATGCTGCAAAGTTGCTCTTCCAAGAGTTGCAGACAATGAGCGTGGGAACCAAGTTCATTTCAAATTAGGTTTATGGCGTGGGTTGAGGGTTGAGGGTTGAGTATTGAGTATTGCGGCGTAATTTTATTATTTTGCTTCAAAGCAATGCTTCAAAGCAAACCATAGACAGAGGGAGAAGAAACCCCAGATGCAGGTGACATTATGATAAGCAAAAACTTGTTCGACCAAGAAACGTCTGCAGTGCACTTTGTAATTTGGTTGCATAGAATTATGTGACCTAATAATAATAATAGTTGTATCATGCAGTACAATGTAGTTTTCTTTTACAAATTGCTACTACTTCTCGCTATTGGTTCCCTTGTCACATATGTAGTATTAACCAATGAAAGACATAAGGAGCGTTTCTTGGAAGGCTTTACAGATAAAACAGTAGATGATGGTTCCCCTGGTACTCCTCCGGCTAATACTAATTTAAGCCCGCAAGTTGTTGCAATCTACAAAAAGGTATATGGTGTAAAACCTAATGATGAAAAAGTAAAGACATTATTAGATGAACTCAACAACGGTGGTATGCCCTTCGATGCACAAGCACTCGAGAAGTCTCTCAGGACTCAACGACAAGATGATATTGAAACTATGATCGGAAAGGTCTACATGAAAGAACTCAACAGGACTCCAACCCCGACGGAACTGAAGATTTATGGAAAGAAGTTCATGCAAAATGAAATGAAATCTGAATACGAATTGATAAGAATCCTTGCCAACTCACCAGAGAGTGTCAATGATGCTGTAACGAAGGAATCAGCAAAAGAGGATGCAATGAAAAAAGAAGACTATGATGTGTACAAACAAATCATTGACGTGTTCAACAAAGTACTTGACCGGTTCCCCAATGCTGCGGAATTAAATCATTATTATACACAGGTACGTACCAGTAAACTGACCGTTAAGAAGTTAGAAGAGACCTTGTATGCTTCGAGGGAGTTTGAACTACTTTCCAAAAATCAGGTGAATGTTGTGCATGGAGAATTGCCTGGCAACATTACTGAAAAACAAGTGGAAATTGTGTTGAAGAGCCTGTATGCGTCTGTTTATGGCGGGAAGAAGCCCGATCCAGCAACCTATGTATTCTTGAAGAACAAGTTTGTTGATTTCAATTTGGATGAGGAGCGGATGTTGCGTTTTGTGAATAATCTGAAGAATGCCGAAGTTTCCGGAGTGGGAGTTTCGGCCAGCATGACACCAGTTAGCAAAAAGGAAAAGAAAAAGGTTGCTAAAAAGGCAAATGGGACCGACACAGAAACATATTTAGAACATAAACCCGACTTGCTTAATCGTGTATTAGAAAAGCCAGAGAATGTGCATGTTGTTGGTGGCAATGGCAGTGATGATATAGAAAATGAGAGTGTGAATGTGTATTCACAAGGGGAGAGCACAAAGGCACACAAGATTCTGAAAGAAGCCGCTCATGACCAAATCAGCACACAAAGAGTAATAGAGAACATTAATGACAAACACAAGTGTGTATTTGACAAGAACAAAATGGAAAAAATACTGGAAAACAATGACAAGCAGGCTCTTGCAAACTTTATGAATGATCGGAATGCCGAACGTTGTGCTTTTGATTCTAAAAGGGTGCAAAAGTTTTCCAATGCTGATGACAATTTGGTTCTCTTTCCTGAGTTTAAATGGTCGGTGCCAATGCAACGGCCCCCAGTTTGTTCAGGAAATCAAAATACTTATTCTCCATTAATGGACCAAACAGCCCTTATAGGAACCCTTTTGACAGATGCGAAAGATACCAATGTGGGTTCTATTCTGCCAATGTATCCAAGAAAGTAAGTGCCTTTGAGGTACCATGAACTCTGGCTTCTTCCTTGTTCGTGTCCATGCTGCACAGTTCTGAACACGGTCCTCCGTTCACATTAGGCATGTCATAGGACTGCACAACATCTCTTGCCCTCTCCAAAAACTCATCAAAACTGAGCCAACTCTTGTTAAAGAGCAACGTACAAGCTGAAGCCGGTTCAATGTCGGCTTTGCTAACAATGCCCTTGTTATCTTTGTCCATATTTTGAAATACTTCTGCCAGAAACTGCTCAAAATGTGTAGAATTGTCAAGAAGGGCTTCCCAATCCATTTGTGAAGCGACAACCTTTGTTATGTCAATGTTTGTCGGCTCACACTCTTGCGTTAGCAGATTTAAGCACTCTTGGGAAGCAGGAAAGTTGTAATTCATTCTTTTCAGCATTGCAATAAAGTCGGCGGTACTCACCTTCTCACGCACATCATGCATGTTCTCCTTCAACACATGTAACAAGTAATTGAGCCGTTCGCTATGCAATGAGGTTATTCCACTGCCCGTTGGGTTGCGACCAAGCGAGTTGTCTTGTATGCTTGCATCGGTTTCTAATACGCTCTTCGGTATGTGCGAGAGTTTGGCAAGCACAATATCAACAAACTCCTCAAAGATAGACCTCATAACAATGTTCTTCTTGCTATACTTGGCAATGTTCTGGACTACAAACTGTCCCAACTTTGCATTGACACTTGTGGTTGTGGTTGCGTTTGTGCTTGTGTTTGTGCTTGTGCTTCCACCAGTCTTCAATATCCAAGGGTGCACAAGGGCTTCATAAACAGTTGGGCGATCATGCAAATTCTTTGAAAGGAGAGTCCTCACAAAGTCTTTGGCTTGTTCAGAGATAATGCACCATTGCGAAGAATTGAAAGATACATTGTCGTTTAAAATCGAGTTCCATATCTTATAGATTGATGGATTGAATGGGTTCTTTTTGTCATTAAAAGGAAACTTGCCAACCAACAAAAGATGTGTCATAACACCAACGCTCCAAACATCACTCTTCTTGCAAATCTTGGATTCCAGACTTTCAGGTGAAGTGTACCAAGGAGTTCCCTCCATAAATGTGGTTGTAGTTTTCTCTTCCTCTACAAGAGATGTCCCAAAGTCAATGAGTTTAAGGGTGCTCAGATCCTCTTCTTCGGCAAGAAGCATGTTTTCTAATTTGATATCATTGTGAATTATATCATTGTCATGGCAAACGGCAACGAGTTGCAGTGCTTTCTTAATTATATCACGGACTTGATTTTCATGAAGATGCTTTCCAAGTTTTGAAACATGTTCATTGATAGTCCCCCCTTTACAATTCTCCATTACCATGTAAAAGTTGTCCATATCCTCAAACACCTCGTGAAGTTGGATAATCTCCTTGTTTCCTCGCAGCTTTTCTAACATTTCAACTTCCCGGTGTGCCGACCTTATATTTCTAGCAGGTTTTGAAGGATTCGAAACCACCTTTGGAATAATCTTGCAAGCAAACTGTTGCTTGCTCGTGAGGTGTTGAACAAGGGACACCTTTCCAAACCCACCTTTACCAATTTCCCTGAGAACTTTGTATCTTGTGCTTAATAGATTTGTATGATTAGACGACATGTTCATTTCTTTATGACAATCTGATGCTGTGTGCGTACTTTGAGATTGTGTTTGCATTATGTGGTATGCAAAGGAATTAAAAATAACATCTTTCAAATTTCTTTATGTCGTTACCGGCTTATATTTGTCCATAATATATCAAAGCGTTCTTGCTGGCATCAATTTCTGCATGCTTCTTTGTCCTTCCTTGTCCCGTTGAAATGACCATTCCCTCCTTATTCTTAATGCAAACAGTATATGTTTTGTTTGCTCCTTGATTCTCCACACTGATTTCCAAAAATTTTGGTAGATAGTTCCAATTTTGCTGGATGTATTTGAGTAGCATATCCTTGAAGTTGTTGTTTGCTGTAATGAGTTCAGAAAAGTCAATGTTGTTTTCTATAATCGTGATGATGAAATCTTGCGAAACTGCAAAACCAGTTTCCCCGAAATCCAAAAAGATGGCTCCTATAAAGGCCTCAAAAGTATCCTCCAAGATTTTTTGATTGTTTCGCCCACCATTGTCATCAATTTGCTTAGAAAGCATCATATATCTGTTAAGACCAATCTTATCAGATAACACAGCAAGCATTTGCCCATTCACCAGCCGGGTCCTAATTTTGGTCAAAAACCCTTCCTCACTATCAGGGAAGCGTTCATATAGATAGTTTGCAACTACAAGGTTGAGCACACTGTCCCCCAAGAACTCAAGCCTTTCATTACTGCATTCTTGAAGGGCAAGGCAATTGGGAGGACACCTGATGTTCCCATCCACAAAGTTTTCATTGCGGCGAGTGCAATAAGACTTGTGTACAAAAGCCATTCTGTAAAAGGAAATATCATTGAATGAAGACATTACACCATTCTCTTGCAAAAGCGTTGTAAGGTGTTCCGGAAGCAGCAGTATATTGTTTGGGTTGTAGGGGAGAGGTTGCTCTTCTTCTGCCGGCTGCAAAACATTTGATGACGATGTTTGAGGATGATGAGATACATTATTTGAATGAGTCGAATGAGTCGAGTGAGTCGAGTGAGTCGAATGGGTCGAGTGCTTTGATTGCATCTCCTTGTTTACGCTTAGGTCTTGGTTAAGGTAACGACCATCAAATTTTTATATGCCTTAATGCCTATATGTGGGACAGCCAAACACAAAATCTCTCACTAGTTGGTAAGAGAATACAAGGAAAATTAAAACTTGGTTTTTTTCCACACCGACTTGAATCCGTCTAAACCTTTTATCTAAGGCCTGCTCAGTGATATGGGTTTGCAGGGTTTCTGTGAGTTGTCCTGGTGATTGTGGTGATTGTGTAGGTATTTCCATACTTGCATGCATTTACAATAGATGATAATTATTTGTAATTAACACATCCACATAACCATCTTTCATAATCAAATTTCTTGTTAGAAAGACAGATTACATCTTGTATGAAAGCCTTTTGCCAATATGAATTGTTTGTAGTCACGTCTCTTCGCTGCCCTGGCTTTCTTTGACGTATTCCAAAACTTTTGCTGCAGTTTTCTTTCCAAGACTCACACCTGACGGGAGTTTGATTGATGCAAGGTCTTCTAAAGTTGCCGTCATAACAAGTATTGGAAGCGTGCTGTATTTTTTCGCTATTGCTAATGCCTTTGTGGTTGATATGCCCGGAATGACCGATAACACCGATGTTATAAATACATCACGAGTCATGAAGGACTTCTTAGCCGCAGGTTTTAAACACTGACTATATGCTATGTGTCTAGATGAGGCTGTTGTGTCTTGATTGGTGGACACGTTGGCAGATGTATCAGTGTCTGTCGCGTTTGGTAAATATTTTTCTGGATGGGTGCAAACCCTCATGCAAACATCCATAATGAACTTGCAAGTTGCTTGGCTATCCTCAGTGTGCCACATCTTGATGTTGTCCCTCAATAGGGTATTGATCACCGCACTCCACATGATCTTACTTTCATGCTCTGGTTGCTTTGGTATTTGTCCTTCTATCAAGTACATGATCTGCTCTTTTGGGTATGTCTGAAGCAACCTAAATTTTTGCTCTTTGTATCGCCCATCTTTAATGCTTTGCATCAAATCCTTTGGTGTTTTTCTTTCTATGACCAAAACCGACGTTCTGGTGGTCGGGGCTGTAATAAGCACATCGCCTATAGGCATGTTTGATGTTGTGAAAGGAATGTCATTAAGCCGTGTAAAGTACGATACTATCTCTGTTTCTCTATTGTCAATATGCAAGATAGTTGAGTTTTGGTCAGAGAATGATGCATGGGACATTTGCAATATTTCTGGATTTGTTCCTTATATGGTGGGCTTAGAAATGGGGATGTGTAAATGGATGTGTAAATGGATGTTTGTTTGAAAAAATGTGTCTTAATAATAAACATGCCTCCTAAAAAGAAGGTGGTTGTGACAAGCAAGTCTCCTGTGAATACAAAC